TATGGCCAGAGCTTTGTGATCAATCCCGACGACACCAAGCTGGTCATGGCTCGCCTTGGAATGGTGCCCACAGAAAAGGATTTGCAGGAGCGGTATGATATTTCTATGCCAGGCTGGGATCGGATGTCTGCCATGGAGCGCAGTCCGTTCATTCATGAAGAGGCATCCTGGCTGACAAACCGACTTGCAGACCAGCTACACCAAGATGGATACAACGTCATTCACGACGGAACCTTGGGCAAGATGAGCAAGATTGATAAACTCACCCGAAAGCTTCGTGATGCTGGCTACAAGCCCGAAAATGGTGGCTTTGTCAATGCGGCTGGGGTGGATATCCCGGTTGAAGAGGCTTTGGGACGAGCCGGTGGGCGACACAAAAGCAAGCAGTCATCCTATCTGCAAAAATTTGCGGATGTCCCAGATTTCGATCATCGAATCCCGCTTCTTGGCCAAAAATATAACCTAAATCCCAATGACGACAGTCGATTTGGCATTCCGGACGAGGGGGACAGCGGTGGCCGCGCCCTTCCTGCCGCAATTCATGCAGAGAACAACGATCCCTCCGGACGGGCATCCAGCCTGCCCATCCTCAACTTCCCCTACACCCAAAGCGCTACGGATTCGTCCATTCTTTTCAATGGCATGTATCCTAAGGGTGGGATGCCGGAAGTTCTTGGCGGTCATGGTCCGCACTTCCAGGGCCTGATTCCGCCAGGCAGGCTTCAGCGCATGGGCAGGAGGGTTATGGGTAGCGACGAGGCCGAAGAATACACCGTTCGCCACATCATTGAGGACTTTGAGCAGCAGCGGATTGACCTCAGGATGATGGTCAGGGCTATTGTTGAGCGCCTGAAAACCATTGAGCGAGAAGAGGATTACTCCTACTACGGCACTTCTCACCTTGCCGACGATGACCTGACCAGCTTCTGGATGTATCGGGCGCTGGATAAGGGGGCCATGAGCAAGGAAGACTATGACGCGGCCATGTCTGTGCTGCGACCGATCATCTTCCACCTCAATAGTTGATGTATGATGGTGCCTAACAACTAAATACGTGGCCGGTGTGGGGCACCCGCAAATTTCCCCCGGCACGAATAAATCCCCGGTGTCAGCCCAAAGGATGTCGAAACCCTATGGCACCGGGGATTTTTCGTATGTTTTATCTTTGTCGCACCTTGTCGATAAATATGCCGCCGTAGCCCTTTGTCTTGCATTTCAGTGACCAGAGCCGGGTGTAGGCTATGGAGCGGTATTCGTGGGTGGTGTAAGCATCCCAAAGGTCGCAAAACACCCAGCTACCAGGGCATCCCTTTTCGTGGTGCCAATTGTCAAGGCGCTCAAGCAAGCTCCGATCCGGTGTGCGCCTCAAGGTAGTCCTCAGCCTTTCGTAGTTCGTTGTCACTGTTGGGTGCCTTTCGTGGCTTCTTAAGTTGTAGAGGGGTGTGGACTGCTGCTGTCCCCACAACCAAGCTTAGCAGCGGAGGTGATCGGCATTTTTCACCCTAACGCGCAGCGCAGACTGATTCAGAGCCAGGGCGATAGTCCGCTTGAAACATTCCGTAGCGCCCTGGCCACCAAGAAGCCGTGGGAGTCGATACAAGACTTTGCCATGCACTCGTCATTTTGCGGCCAGAAGCTGTATCCTCGCCAACTGACGCTTCTGAAGTTGATCTACCTGGAAACAGAGCATATGACCCCCTATGACATTGACGTTATAGAGGAATGGCGTCTTGGCTTCAAGAAGAAGCGAGATGTTTTTGGTGTGCAGCCGGACGTGTGGGAAAGGGTGGAATTTCTAAAGTCCAAGGGCTACACGCACTTTCCGCACGTTCAGGCAGTGCTTGGCCGACGTGCAGGGAAGGGCTTTATTGGCGGGGTTCTGGGCGCAGAGCGGATAGCCTATTTGCACAGCCTAGATTCGTGGCAGCGGCACTATTCGCTCAAGTCTGGTACGGAGGGGTGGCTCCAGGTTTTCGCCACCAGCCAGCAGCAGGCACAGCGCACGCAGTTTGCCGATATCCGGTATCTGGTGGAGCAGTGCAAGTACCTCCAGCCATGGATATCTTCTTCCAAGGAGGGCTACTTCAGCATCCGCACCCCGGCTGACCTCCGTCGCATTGCCGAACTGGAGTCCAAGAAGGTGCGGGTGGAGCGCGAAATTGCGTCACTGAAAGCCATTGCGCTGTCTAGCAACTCAGCCACTGGCCGTGGTCTGACGACCTTCAGTATTTTCTTTGACGAAATGGCGCACATGATTTTCGGGTCTGGCTCTACGAAGTCGGGCGAGGAAATTTATGATGCTGCTGAACCCTCGCTTGACCAGTTTGGCACGGATCGAATGATTTATATTCCCTCTTCGCCGCTGACAAAAATTGGCAAGTTTTTTGAGTTGTACAGGCATGGCAGTGTCTTGATGAAGACCCAAAGGCCTGATGGCTCAGCGGAAATGACGATGGTCGATGCCAAGATGCTGGGGCTGAGCGACGACGACATTGAAGAGGGCATCGAAGAGGCAATCGCTGAGCCGGAAATGCTTATCTTCCAAGGGCCTTCGTGGATCGCCTACGAGGACTGGGAGCGCTCAAAGTCTTTGGGAATGCCCAAGTTTAAGCGAGCGGTTCAGGTCTATGACGAGCGGATGCAGCGCCTGGAGCAGCGCAATCCGGAGAAGTTCAAGGTGGAGCGGCGCGGCCAGTTCGCAGATGTGCAGGGTGCCTACCTCGACCCTGAAAAGGTCGATGCCATGTTTGAGAATCCGGATTGGCGTGCCCCGCTGGCTCCGCAGCAGAACGGAATTCTGTTGCACCAGTACCGAATTCACTGCGACCCAGGCAGGACAAACGCCAATTTCGCGATGGCTGTTGGTCACCTAGAGGACGCCCCGAAAGATGAATACGGTGAAGTTTGGCCGCATGTTATTTTTGACTATTTGAAGGTGTGGAAGCCCAGAGATTTTCCTGACCATACTATTGACTACATTCAGGTACAGGAAGAAATTGCTGATGTTTTGCGGAGGTTCCCCAGTACGCAGAAGATTAGCTTTGACCAATGGAACTCCGCAGGTCCTGTTTCTATGCTGCGCCAACAGTTTTCGCCGCGCATAAGGATTCTTGAGGAAACCTTTACTGAGGGCGCTAACCAAAAGCGTGCGGAGCTTTTTAAGTCGGCACTGAATTTGGGCTGGATACATAGCTACAAGGACGATTTCGGTGACCAGGGTACGTGCCTTTTAGAGCAAGAAATGAAATTCTTGACAGAGGTGAATGGCAAGGTCAAAAAGCAGGACTTTGGCCCTATTACCACCAAAGACCTCTGGGACTGCGTGGCCGTGGTGTCCACCACCCTGCTGCATGATGCGCTGGACATCTGGCTGAAAAGGCTTGGGCTGCAAGGGGCTTTCGGTTCCACCGACGCTTCCGGCTTGCGCCACGGCAGGGAGTTTGATCGGCTCAGCCAGATGGGCATGGGCGACCGCAGTTTGACTCGACAGCGTCTGGAGAGAAACTCCCTCGACCGTTTGCGAGGACGGGCAGATTCTCCAAAACCATTCTTAACTAGGGGTGGGCGCTGGAAATAGAACCTGCTATTCTTGTGCGCGAAGTCACGTCAATTCGCAAGGAGCAGGCAAAAGTGCCAAGAGACTCTAAGAATCTCACGGATGCTGTTGAATATTTCGATCCTCTGTCGCAAGATCAAAAGAGCAAAGCGCGGCTCACTGTGTGCCGTTTTGCTGAGAACACAGAGGACGCCGTAAATCTCATGTTGGCCTTGGGGATTCATCCCAGTCAGGACGAAGAGAATGTCATGGCACCAAATGTAAGTATGCCTAAAATCAACCGATAGAATTTATGGTTATTTTATCGAAGTCCCTCAGGGGATTGGCAATTGTGGCCGACAAACTGATCAACCACTTTTATCCCGTCGAAATACGCTGTGTGGAAGGTACTTACAGGTGATAACTCAGGAAATTCGCGAAACCATTATTGACATGCACCAAAGAGGAATTGGTGCTGGCAATATTGCTGCCGTTGTCGGCATTGCTGAAAACCTCGTTGGTGCCGTCACAGCGCAAATCGTGGTTCAGGCACCACCGCTTGTCCGAAGGGAAAAACCCAGACGAAATCTTCTAGAGGCCAAGCCGGACGTGCCATGGGTTAATCCGGAAAACCTTGGCGTGGAAGAGAATTGGGAGGTAGAGGGTCTGTGCCGCACCGGCAGCTATGACCCTGACCTCTGGTTCCCCAACCCTGCGGAGAGCAGCCTGGTCAGGCTGGCGCAGAAGGTGTGCTACCGCTGCCCGGTCATTGTGGAGTGCCGGTCGATGGCCCTGGCGCGGGGAGAGCGCAACGGAATTTGGGGTGGGCTTACCGAAGCCCAGCGCAAGAGAATGAAGAAGCAGGAGTGCGAGGAAGAAGCGGAGGCAGTGTGATGCAAGAATCGGTTCTGCCGGAAATCGGCCATCTGGACTTTGACCTTGTGTGTTCGTGCCGGACACGCGAAATCATTAGTCCCCGCAGGTTTTTCGGCCTGATTCCGCCCCGGCTAGGCAACTACAGCAAGTGTGGCCAGGTGGCCCGATATTCTGCTGTTTCCCGGTGCTGTGGCGATCAGGTGCTGCTCTGTCGGTCCCACCGGCTCAGCACCGGCCAGTGGAACTGCCTCAAGTGCCGCCACACCGCGCCCTCCGTGGACGCCGCTCTGGTGGTCTACGCATTTTAAAAATTGAGATGGGCGCTGCTTTGGACCCCGAAAAGAAAACCGTAAGCCTGTCTATTCATAATATTCCGCTGGAGAGCCTGGAGGGTGTTCTTGCCACCATGTCAGAGCCAGCATGGCGGCAGAACATTATCGACGGAGTCCAGGTGGCTTTGGCCGCACGGGATTTGGGAATCGGCTGCACCAAAAGAAAGTTCTTGGTGCCAGAGGATTAGGCGACCTTAACCTCGTTCTGCGCGTAGAGGATTCGCGCCAGCAGGCCCATCTCCGGACCCATCACTAGGCCCAGCAGGTTGATCAGTGTGCTGGCGAATTTCGGCCCGTGCGCTGGCCGTGAGCGGTCGAAGTGGTGGGCAAGCTCATGGAGGATGACAATCTCCCGCAGTGCCCAGCGAGTGCCGCCGTTTGGCACCGCGATCACCTTGTTGTTTGGCTCGTAGTGAGCCACACGCTGCCCCTTGCGGGGACGCACGCGCACGCTTGACGCACCGTACTCAGCGACCACGCTGGGCAGGCTGAGGACGCTGTCCACGTACCGCTGCACGTCCTCCACCCGGCTGAATTTTCCTTCCGGCGGGAGGGTGAGGGTGATGCCCTCAATCGTGAACAGCGGGTTGTCCAGGGAGCGGTCCATGACCGTCCGCAGGACATCCTCTGCGTGGTAGACACGACCGCGTTGCGAATCCCTCACCGGCACTTATCCTTTCGGCTCATCGTCAAGTGGGCTGCCCGTCTTGGCGGGGTCATGCTCGTCCAGCAACGCCGCAAACCAGTCGGGCGGCGGCGCAGCCGTGTGTGCGAAGACGCCCCATCCTTCACCGTTGGCGTACAGGGCCTTGGGCTGAACTTTGCCTAGCTCACCGTTTTTCTTGACATTCGTTCCGTCAATTTCGGCGGTGATGAGGTGCCATTCGTCGCCGCCCAGACCACCCTTCCAGGCGTGACCCGTGCCGCCGAAGACCCGGCCCCAGCGGGTGTTTCGTTGCCACTGGAGGGTTGCTCGCTCTGGCCGGAATAGCGTTCGTGGGCCTTGGCTGCCGTCATTCATCTGGTCAGGAACCTCTTGTGGGTCAAGGGAAATGGAGACTGTGCGAACATCCCCCCACACCACCGACTCCTTGCGCTCACCATTGTGAAACGTCACCGTGGTGTGAACCCGCCGGGTGTCTGTCGAATTGACTTTCATCATTTTCTCCTTCCGTCTAGTGCAACCAAAAAGTTGCCGGGATTATTTCTGAGGGGCGAGCCGGGGCGAGTGGACAGCCCCGGCCCTCCCCTGGCTCACCCGCCGATTGCCTTGCGCTGACCGCCAATTCCGGTCTGGCTGCCGATTCGGGCGTTGCGACCGGCCTCCCGTCCCGCTGACCGTGCGGTGTTGGAGAAGGCATTGGACTGGTAGCCGCCGTAGCCTCCCCGCCGCCGGTTGTTCTTGAACAGGTGCGGGTTCCGCTTCCGGTAGAAGGTGTCGATTTCCTCAGCCTTCTGAACCAGAACCAGCGCGGTGCCGGGGTCGGAATCCTGTTGTCCTGCAAGGTATTCCTTGTAGGCAGTCACGGCCTCTTTGGCGTAGTCACTGTCGGAATCCAGCAGCAACTCCGTCAGTTCACGGTCGAACTCCACGTCCTCACCGAACTTGTGGAAGTTCTCCACCTCAAACCAGGCCTTGAACTGCGCTGAGAGAGAACCGAATTCGTCCAAGTGAGGCTGTGCCTTCCGGCGCTTTTCCTCGTCAATGATCTTGGTTTCGGCCTCGCGCTTGGCGACCAGGAGCCGGGATTCGATCTGCGAAGAGAATGCCGCCTGGAATTCTGAACGGGCGGTCTGCTTGCTGACCGGGAAGTGTCCCCACTGGTCCTCGCTGTAGGTGCCGCCGTAGTAGCTCTCCACCTTGACCCGCTTCTTGCGGTAGACAGTGTCATTGCGCCATTCGTCCTTAGCCAAGAACTGCTCACTCTCACTGGCCATCTGCACCACCAGCGAAGCGTAAAGTGCCTCAACGGTATTGATGTCCTCTTCAAAGCCGTGGCCGTAGACCCGCGTCCGGTCATGGCTGATCGTGCATTTGACATCGTTAGCCCTGGCGATACCCAGGTAGAGGTCGATGCGGACCAGTCGGCCATGCTCGCGGCGCTCGCCCACCTTCACGGTGCGCTGAATCGGCGTGCTGTTCTCTTTGCTGCGGGTCACCGAACGGGCACGCGCCAGGTCGATGCTGTGGATCGTGGCCAGCGTCTGCGCCTTCTTCATAAAGGCCTCGCGCTCTGCCGGATTGTCGGTGCCCTCTGCCTGATTGAGCAGAGCGGCAATGCGCTCAAGCGTTCTGTCGCCGGGTGATGTCAACTTTCTTCCTTCCTGTTTCTTTGTCCTACAACATGTTCAACAAACTATTGCTGAGGGTTTATTCCTGCTTCTTTGATGGCCGCAGCAAGACGTGCATGGTCCTTGATGATGGCGCGGCCAGCGGCCCGTGATTCGTAGTCATCCGGATCAATGCCGTTGGTCCGTAGGTATCCCATGGTGTCCAGGTGATCCAGAACGTCTTCAGCCATGTCTAGCGGAATCAGACCATAGTCTATTTGGTAGCCGCGACCCCGCCTGATGGATTTGGCTGCACGATCATAAGGCAGCAGGCCAATCTCTTCCGGCACCCCGGTGCAGAGCGGATCAAGGCAATCGAAATAGGTCTTGCCACTAACGATGAGGCGAACGATAGTCACAATTCTTCCTCTCTGTGTTTCTTTGTCCTACAACACTTTCAACGAAACTATTCCGGCTGAAAGTCGAAGTACACCCGTGGGCTGTGCTTGAATTCCAGCACCCCACGCTGGCCGTCTGAGCGGCGCTTGACCACGACAAACGGGGCACTGAAGCCCAAGACCTCAAAGTCGCGCTGAAGCTCAGCGGTGTCCCAGGTCTGCTCAGCCGGTTTCGGCTGGTTGCCCGAATCGTAGTTCTTGACTGTGATGCTCATTTATTTTCCCTCTCGTATTGCTTTGATCGTGGCGCGTGCCGACAGCACCAAGCCACCGTTTCCTGTGGAAAAGAAACCTCCCTCACCCCCGGTGTCGGAAGCGTAATGCTCTGCGTCACTGAGCAATTCGGGCAGGGCTGGGTCATCAGAGTCGATGACAACATAGCTTTTTGCCTTGCTGTAGTTGACCGGCGTATCCAGATCACGTTCTTTGTGATCGTAATAGAACCGGGACGGTATCCGGATTTTCACCTATCACCACCTCCACTCTGTGAAACAAGGCTTTTCACTGGTTTATTTCCTCCAGGTCGGCCCACCGGCCATCCGGCACCAGTTCCACCGGCACCCCCTGGCTCTCAAACATGGCCGCAACCTGCGGGTTGTCCTCAATGGCTCCGCGCACGTCATAGTGCCGACGCAGGTACTTGAGTTGATGTTTCTTGAACTGGATATCGTTTCCGAAGTCATCGTCGGGCCGCATGTGTAACTCGTAGGGCACCTGGATCACCCGATCCACGAACTGCTTGGACTCCTTCAGCCATTGCTCTCGCCGTGCGGTCAGGACGATCAGGACCATCCCGGCCTCCAGCGCATCATTGATGTAGTCGAGCGCTTGCTGTTTCGGTTCGACGTGAGGCGACCGCTTGTGGAATTCGGAGAAGTCCTTGTGCTTGTGCCCAGGAACTTTCCGGATGTGATGGCTGATGCCATGCACGTCGGCCAGGGTGCCGTCGATGTCGATGATCACCGCTAGAGGCTTCAACCTCTGCACTCCGCACCACCTCCTTTCCCCTCCATCCATTACAACGCTGATCTGCGGTTTTTTATTCCGTTTTTTGTTTCGTCACAGTGACAAAATTGCCAAAGGTAACCACATTCAGTTGTTTCGTCACAGTGACGGGAATAACTTTTGGGGCGGCATCGTTTTACGAAATGGAAGGGAGAAGAATGGCGAGAGCAACGAAGAGACAGGCGCAGAGCGCCCTCCGTGCCATCCGTAAGTTCTACGGCTACAGGCCGGGGGAATATGGTGGACCCCAGCTTGTCGAGGAATACCACGGCTGGTACAGCACCACCCGCAATGCCATCGTCTGGGAGGAAGGCCCATTTGAGTGGGCTATACGGGCCAGCCTGGGCGGTTTTGACGAAGAGCTATACCATGACCTCAAGGGGTTCATGCCCAGCGAGCAGGCCGCTGAGAAGGCCAAGCAGCAGCCGATCAAGATGCCCAAGGGCACCTACCTGGAGCCGATCAACAGCTACAGCCTGGGGCTGTACACGGTCTAGGAATAATCCCGGCGGTTTTTCTGTTGAACATGATGGAGGGGCAACCGCCCCAGGAAGGAGACGGCATTGACAACCACCACGCTCCCGGCCAAGGGAACGGTCTGGCTGCACGCTCGTCGCAAGGACATCGACGGCAACCCCGTGGCGCTGACCGTCACGTCGATCACCAACGGCAAGGTCTACTCGCGCACTCGTTTGGGTGGCCGGGTCAAGACTCCGGTCGAGACGTTCGACCAGTTCTGCCTGGAAATCGTGTCGGTGCCTGAGCCGAAGGCCACGAACACCGGCCCGAAGTTCAGCGAGGCTGAGGCCCGTGCCCTGTTCGCCCGTGCCCAGGAGGCCGGTCGGATCGCGGCTGAGGCCACCACTCCGCAGCCCATGCATGTGGTGGAGCGCGAACACCCGCTGGACGACAACAGCCGCATCGTCAGGGCCTACGCGCCCGTGATGAGCGGTGTCTGCGGCCAGGCCTGGACAATCATCAAGCCTGGCAACGGCAGCTTTGCCCGTCACCTGAAGAAGCTGGGCCTGGCTCGCTCCAGTGACTACTACGGCGGCGTGATGGTTTCGCTGGCTGGCGAATACGGCCAGAGCTACGAGAAGAAGATGGCCCACGCCGCCGCATTCGCAAATGTGTTGCAAGAGGCCGGAATTCGGGCCTACAGCATGGGCCGGTTGGACTAACCGGCCCACCAATTGCCAAGGGAGGCAACAACAATGATCGGAATTGAGGCGCACGAACTGCGCGTCGGAGACAAAATCCTGGGCGGTGTGGGAACCGTGATCGCCCTGCCCAGCAAGCCCGACGCCTGGGGCGAAATCACCGTCAAGGTCAAGGAAGACGACGGTGGCCGGTTTCTCATCAAGCTGGACGCCGACGCCTGGCTGCGGATCGAACGAGAGGAAACGTCAGTTGAATGACCTGCATGGCCTGGAGAATTTGGTCAAGACCCTGAAAGCCCTTGCCAAACAGCACCTTTCGTCTGCGGAAAAGCAGCGGGTGGGCTACTTCCCTCAGGGCTTGTATCAGGGCAGCGCCCTGGCCTACGAGCAGGCAGCCCAGTGGCTGGAGCGAGAACTGGAACAGGAGAGGGCGAAGAGTGATTGAGTGCATCTGCGGGTATCTGGCCGCTGACGAGGTTGCCCTGGATGACCACATCGACTACACGGTCTGCGTGGTGGGCGAAGATGGCCGCGAACACAAAGAGCGCCGGTAGGAATAAACCGTCCGAAAAAACCGTTGAACAGGGTGGAAGGGAGAAACATGATGACGCTGTCGAGTGCGCTCGCTGCGGCGGCGTGGACGGCTACGCCATAGGTGACTAGCGGCAGCCCACGGTCACTGTTTCGCCCTCTGAGAGCTTCACAGGGCCACCAGAATTGACTTGCTGTATGCCGGGTTCGGCAGGGCCAGGAAGAGGCTCTGCCGTCACCGCCAGATATGCAATCAGTACTGCCAGGACGACCAGGGACCAGACCGCCCACTTGAGGGTCGGCTGCGGAAATTCATGGTGCATTATCGGCACTCTACCGGAATAAATTTGTTCGCGGTGGCGTTATACGAGGTGGAAGGGAGAAAAAATGACCGCCACACTTGACCTCAGGATTGCGACCCCGGTCGAAATCGACACCATCCTGGCTGACCTGGACTACGAGCGCTACGCCGCCATGATCCGCAAGATCGACCTCTGGCAGGCCGCTGACAAGGCTCGCAACTACGTCCACTATGACTGGCGCACCCGCACCAGCACTCCCCGGCCTGACCTGGAGCGAGCGGCAGAGCTTGAGGCTCTGGCCCAGGAGCAAGAGGCCATCGAATCGGCCAAGAGCGACGAAATGGCCCCCTACCAGGAGGAATTCTCCCGGCGGGGCGGCTGGACCCGTGCCTTCCTGGTGGTGACCAGCGGCACCGGCCACGTCCACTCCAGCCAGCGGTGCCACACCTGCTACCCCACCACCCAATTCCACTGGGTGACAAAGCTTTCCGGCCACGACGAGGCGGAAATTGTCGAGGCTGCCGGTGAGCGTGCCTGCACCATCTGCTACCCCAGTGCCCCGGCCTACGTGCTGAACCGGCCCACCGCGCTCTTCACCAAGGACGAGGAAGCCAAGCAGGCCGCACGGGCTGAGCGTGAGGCCAAGCGAGCCGCCAAGGACGCCCAGGCGATCATCGACCCGGTCACCGGCAAGGTGCTGTTCAAGACCGAGCGGGGAGCCACCAACGAAATCGCCTGGGAACTGGACTGCTACTTCCGGTACGAGGACGACAGCAAGCTGGACTTCGCCTTCAAGATCGCCTCTCTGGTGGCCGACAAGCGCGGCGTGCCTGCTGACGAACTGTGGGAAGAGCTAAAGGCCAAGGCGCAGAAGAAGTTCCGGCGAGAAACCATCAAGCAGATCAAGATCGCGCTGGGACAGCCGATCTACCTCAACGGGCACAACCCCGCTGACCCGGCCAACTGGCACGCCAGCTATCGCCGGATCGCTCAGGAAGAGGGCCTGATCTGACCGGAGAGGCCGGGGGAATAATTCCCCCGGTTTTTCTGTTGAACCAGATGGAAGGGAGAAATATGAAGCAGCGCACCGGATGGGACGACGCGCCTCTGGCGACGGACCTGACGTGGAACCCACGGGTGATTTCTTACAGCCGCGCAGTGCGGAGTGACCGTGGCCGTGGTGCCCTCGTCGGCACGCTCCTGGGTGTGCCGGTGGATGGCCGCGCCTGTGGCCGGGGCACCGCTTACCAGTTCCAGTTGCTGACCGGCGAGGTGAGGACTGCCTGGTGGGACGGCACCATGCACGGTGATTCTCCGTACCTGTTCGACATTGATACCGGCGAACAGTTGCTGCGTAACCCGGCGGCATTCGCCTGGTTCGCACGGCTGGAAGACGTGGAATAGTTCTCAAGGTTTTTCGGTTGAATCAGATGGAAGGGAGAAAAAAATGAGTTACAGCGTTGTGTATTCCGTTGTTAGCGAGAAGGTTCCGGCTGTCGCCGGTTCCCCCTACGGGATGGTTTTCGTCAGCGGACTCAGCAAGGACGCCGCCGACAAGGTGGCTGCCGCACTGCCTGAGGAACTGAAGTTCCTGCTGGGCGACGAGGTCGAGGTGAAGGTGGAGGTCCAGTGACACAGTTCCAGTTCAAGATCACCGACGCCGCCCTGGACGACCTGGACGGCCTGGGCATGGCCTTCCCCAGCGAAGAGGCCCGTGACGCGACCCTCAGCCATGCACTGGCTGAATACGGGAACGGGATCACGGTGGACGGCCTCGCGCAGATCGTCTTTACCCGCGTCGATGACGGCAAGATGACCCTTGAAAGGGCGCTCCAGTACGGCGAAGACGTGACCAGTCGCGCCCGGTTCGCAGAGGAAAAGGAGAAGTAGAAAATGGCACGAATTACATTGGACCACAAGGAATTCAACCAATTGGACGACCTGCATGACGGGCTGCGCCGTGACTACAGCGGACGCGGCATGTACGGCGATACCTGCCTGGGCTACGTCGGCAGCGAGTCGCACCTGTTCATGCACGACCTGGCGGTCTTGATCGCTGAACGCGACAATGACGGCACCGTCACTGCCGACGAAATCCGGTACGAACTGGAGAACACTATCGGCAGCCCCAGCACCGACAGCATGGGCTATGACACCATCTACTACCTGCCGTCCGTGGCCGTCGAGCCGCTGGGGGACGACGAGGACGACGAGGACGACGATGAGGAATAATTCGCCCGGTCCCGGCGTTGTACATGATGGAAGGAGGATTTTATGAGAGCGATCAAAACCACCAGCTTGTCGTGTGGCCTGCTCAACGTGCCGGTCAAGCTCTACAAGGCCGTCGAGTCTCACGACTTCAGCTTCAAGCTCTACCACGCCGGGTGCGGCGGCTCTATCGGCATGCTGCGCGTCTGCAAGGACTGCGAGGGCGAGGTCGAGTGGGCCGACGTTGCCAAGGGCGCGGAGGCCGCTGACGGCACGCTCGTTATTGCCGCACCTGAAGAAATCAAAGCCCTTGAGGGCGAACAGGTTCCGGCGGTTGAGGTGCTGCACTTCATGGGTGCCGACGAGGTTGACCCGGTCAGCTACGAGTCCGCGTACTACCTCGCGCCCGACAAGGCCGGTGTCAAGGGCTATGCCCTTCTGCACGAAGCACTTTCGGAAACCAAGAAGGTTGCCCTGGTCAAGTTTGCCCTGCGTGGGCGGGAGAGCCTGGGTGTGCTGCGGGTGAGCGGCGACGTGCTGGTCACCCACACCATTGCCTGGCCCGACGAGATTCGCGAACCACAATTCGCCATTCTGGAAAAGCCGGTCAAGCTCAAGCCCAAGGAGTCGGAGTTGGCACGGGCGCTGGTTGAGTCGATGACTGAGCCGTTCGTCGCGGAGGATCACGTCGATGTCTACACCGGACGGGTCGAAGAATTCATCGAAACCAAGGCCGCTGGCGGCGAGTTCGTCGCCCACCCGGCTGGTCCGGAGCCTGCCGTGGATGACCTGCTGGCGGCGCTGGAGGCGACCATAGCCAAGAAGAAGAAAAAGGCGGCGTAGGGAGGCCGGGGGAATAATTCCCCCGGTTTTTCTGTTGTGCCAGATGGAAGGGAGAAATATGGGTTACTGTTTCGATTATCGTGGCCGTCTGGTTTGCGACGGCTGTTCCATTTCCGGCGGCGTTCGTAAGCGCAAGTGCCCACACAAGGTCAAGGCCAGCATTCTCGACGGCGGCAACACCATGCCGTATTGCCGCCCACCGGCCCTGTGCGCTGGCTGCTACAAGCACCACGGTGGCCTGCGCGGTGTCCACGGCGACCGCTGCCGGGACGGAGCCGCTGAGTCGCAGGCCAGCTATGACGCTGACAATGCCCGTCTCGCCAAGGGCGACCTCAAGTCCTCCGGTGCCTTTGGTGACTGGAGCGACCTAGTGCCCAAGGGCAAGGTTGGCCTGCTGTTCTACGGACTCGACGGTGCGTTCTTTGGTGTCCTGCTTGACAGCGCCGACTATGACAACCGGGCCGTCTGGTTCTTGGACTTGAAGTCCTACGAACCATGGCCAGCGGGAGAGCTTCGTTTCGGAAGGAAGGCGGCGTAGGAATTTCCGCCGGTAAAATCTGGTTGTATCAGATGGAAGGGAGAAATAAATGAGCAAGCTACAGTTAGCGTTCGGTTACGGTGCCGGGGTTCCGGAGGGTGCCCAGGCAGCCTGGGGAGCGCGAGCTATCGTCAATGGCTACGGCTACGGTGTCTCGCTGGATGTGCCGCACGACCGTGTGAGCTTTGCCGGTGAGGATGAGCCGAAGGCCAAGCTGATCGAAAAGCTCAAGGCAATCGGCGGGGCAGAAGTGGTCACGCTGGCCGAAGCCAAGCTGGCAAAGGGTCTGCGACCCGACGACCCCGTGGACATCTACGAGGACGGCGATATTGCCGTGGTCGGGCGGCTGGCCGGTGGGTACTTCTACTTGGCCGCATACCTCAAGCCAGCGGAGCCGGGAATCCTGTTGCCGCGCAAGGCAACTGGTGACCTTGGCACCGCAGTCGGTGGCCCGATCTGGCTCAAGCTGATCCGGTCAGTGCTGGATAGCGAGGACAAGGCCGTGTTCAAGCTGCTGGATGTCGGTCCTGGCGAGGACGGCCACTACCGTGAGGCCTACGAGGGTGCCGACATCGTGTTCCCCAGCTACAGCGAGGACATCGTGCGCGTGGTGCCGAAAAGCCCTGCGGCACAAGCAATCATCGAAAAGGCCCTGGAGGGCCTGAAGAAAAAGGAGGCGGCATGAGCTACAAGCTAATCAGCGGTCTTGATCGAAACAAGGCCAGTCCGGAAAGCTTCCTGCTCCCTTCGGATGCCGACAAGGCTGCCGTTGGGCCGGGAGACTACGCCAAGCTGATCTTCAGCAGCGACGACGGTGCTGAGCGCATGTGGGTGTTGATCACTGCCAGGGACGGCGACAGTATCACCGGAACCCTGTCGAACGCCCCCCATCGTGCCGTGTCGGTCAAGCATGGCGACGAGGTTAAGTTCGGCCCTGAACACATCATTGCCACCCTGAACCAGCACCAGCTAGACGCCATCGTGGAGGAAGAGAAAAGAGGGCCGGAATAGTTTTCCGGAAGGTTTGGTTTCAGTAAGTGAAGGGAGGCAAAAATGAGCGATCCGGACCACATCACTGAGTCCGACATTGACACGCGCCCAACGGATTTCGGGCAGCCGGTCACTGACGACGACCTGATGACCTACGAGGAATGGTGGGATGAGTTCATGGCTAATGCCTGCTGTCCGGACTCCGGAGCGGCTTACGCCAGCTTCTGCCCCTGTGGCGGGACGCCGATTCCCTCCGACATCAGCCGACTGCTGGCCAGAGAAGAGGATATGCCGTGATCAAGCCGGACCATGCCGCTGAGGCTATCCGCCGACGCGAACGCACAGAACAGGGCCGTTCACCCGGCCAGCACACCACCAGGAGCGCGAACAAAGCTCGCGCCTACAAGTACCCCGGCAAGCGCAATCGGGCCTCTGAGAAGCGCAAAGAGGTGGCAAGCTACGGATGAGACGGCCATGAGTACTCTGATTCTTGACCGGCGGGGCTAGCTTGGCCAGGGCGAAAAGCGGTCGATGCTCATACTCCGTTCGCTCCCGCCTGCCCCGCCGGTCAACTTCTTGAAAGAGGAAATAAATGCCTGACTTCACCGTCGAAACGATGGGCTTCTGTCCCCAGCATGACGCCGTCTTCATCGTGCCTGGTTCGGCTCCCCCCACCCGCTACCGGGTCAGCCTGGGCATCGAAGGGGCGCACTGTGAGTGCCGTGCGTTCCAGTACTGCAAGGTCGAGGACGAATCTGACCGGACCTGCAAGCACGTAGCTTTAATCAGGGCGCACGGGTGCCTGTATGACCCGCAGGGCCACGATCCTGGCCCGAATGACCTACCAGACCACGGCGTGAAAATCTTGCTTCAGAAGGGCGGCTACGGCAAACCGTGCCCCGGCTGCGGCGAGGACATGCTGCCGGTACGGGTAGCTGTTTGACAAATCAAAAAGTTTTCAAGTGGCGAAGGCCGGGGGAATAACTCCCCCGGCTTTTTGCGTTATGCGTGATGGAAGGAGCGAAATGACCACGATTCGCAAGTACGGCACCCCGCTGGTGCGCCAGCCCAACGGCATCTACCTCACTGAGGACGGGCGCTACGAGGTCACTTCTCAGGACGACTTCCTGACCACCTGTGACAACCCGCACCCGGTGCGCGGCAAGCGTGGACTGCCTGGGTACTACTGCGAAGGCGACGGCGAGCATTACTACACCCGCTGGCACATCTGGGACAACGAGGCTGGCGAGTACGCATTCGGTGACTCTCCCGGTGCCTACGAGACGTTCAAAGAGGCCGCTGAGTCGCTGACCCTGGAACTGGCTCGCGAGGCCGCAGGCGGCAAAGCCAGCGAGGGCCGGGAACATGCCTACAGGCTCTGAGGAATAATTCTCTCGTTTTTTCTGTTGTACCAGATGGAAGGAGGAAAATGCCAAAGATCATCGTCACCGCCGAAGTTCTCCCCGGCAAGTTCGACCCCAGCGCAGAGGCACACTTTGCCAACAACAGCCGTGCCGGTCAGTACGCGCAACTTTTGGCCGACAGCCGGGACTACGCCAGGGTCAATCTTATTGACCAAGATGGCACGACCTGGCCCATTTCCCCGAAGGAGGATTCGTGAGCAAGCCCATTGCCCTGCTGATGACGGTGTGCAGCACCGGCCACAGCTACGTCACCCGGTTCTACGGCGAAAATGCCGAAGATCATGCCCTGGCGTTTTTTGAGCGGAAGGGAATGACCCACGCCATTGACGAAGTCGAAGGCGAATTCATCGACCAGGGATACAAGCGGATCATCGAAAAGCTTTATCCCACTTGCGAACACGGCCTGTCGGCTCACCTGTGCGAAGGCCCTCAGCACTACCCCTATGACGACGAAGAGCGTGCCCACTACGGGTACTGACAGGAGGAAAAATGCCCGTTTGGAAAGTTGAAGTCAAAGGTTTCGGAAGCATCATTGAGGACGAAAGTGCTTCCTACGCAAGCAAAGTCGAGAAGCTTGCCGCGCTGCTGCGTGGTTCGGCCTGGTATGCCGCTGACGGCGGCGAGGACGGCGAACTGGAGCGGCTGATCGAAGACCTGGAGATGTGCGACTCCGACAGCGGCGACTACAGCCTGGGCCTGATCTATGACCTTGCCGACGAGCAGCGGGTCTGGCTAGACCCAATGAGCTAGAAATAAGTTTTTCTGCCGGTTTGTTGTACTAGATGGAAGGGAGGAACAAGATGGACTTGTTCGACTTGGAGGCCCTGGAGGTCATCGAAGCTGCTGAGCGGATTCTGCAAGGAATTCTTGAGGAAGAAGGTGCGTATGTCTAGGCCCGAAACGGTGAAGACCAGCGACATTCTGGAAAGCCTTCTGCGCCAGGCAAAGTGCCTGCGTGATGACGCGGTGACTACTTCCCTTGGCTATGTCCGGACTCGCCGCGACAGCAAGACTCAGTTGAGCCACCGTCTTGAGCGGTTGCGCGGTGCCACCCACCTGGCCGCTGTCCTGCTGGGTGGCCTGCCTGAGCCGCAGCGGCAAGAAATATTCGATGCCATCTTTGCCGCTGAGTCGGTGCTGAAGAAGAAGAAGGGAACCTGATGCCCTGCGGGTGCTGCGGCCACGCCGCTGAGAAGCACAACATCCACAACTACTGCCGGGAGTGCAGTTGCACGAACCTGTTGCCGCAGCCCACCTGTCAGTGCAAGGACGGCTGGAACTGGATGTGCAAGTTCCACGGAATGAACGATTAAGGAGGAAGTATGAGCGAATGGATGGCCATACCCAACACCATGCTGGCGCATGCGCTTCAGGTGATGAACCCCTACCCTGCACCAGAGGGGTCGGATTCCGACGTGCCACGCAGCCTGCTGGAGGCCATTGTCGAGTACCTGAGCGAAGACCTTGCGTGCGACCATAGCGTCGGCATCTGTGCCTGCGGGGTCATCTCCGTGGTCGATGACCTTAAGCTGGCCCTGGACGGCCTGGCGACCTGCCCACGCTGCGGCGGTGACGGCGACGAGGCTGACCTCATTGAGAGGGTCGGTGATTATGCCTGGGCGCAGGAATGCTCCATAAAGGCCGCTCAGGAGGCCCTAGGCATCGTAAAAGATGACCTACGGTGCATGGTGTGCGACGGTGCCGGAAATGTTCCCCTAGGCGATCTGGGGGACAAAATCAAGCTGCAAAAGACTTTGGTTAGGTCGGAGGAATAAATTTCGGTGCCGGGGCGTTATACATGATGGAAGGAGGAAATATGGCTCCCAGCCCAGCACACATAGCGTCGATGACGGCCAAGGCCGTCGCCACCCTGGCCCGTACAGACGGCATTGCCGTCGCGTCGGATGCCGTGGAGTTTGTCCAGTTCGATGGCCGCAACAGCGGCCAGTACCTTATCGTTCGTGACGGCGACGAAGTCCTGGCGATCTACAAAGTCCAGGTGCGTCCCGGCCCAGCCCGTGCTGAGAGGCAAGCTGACGGCGGGGTCATCTACATGGTGAATTCCCTGTCTATCGGCCTCAAGCGCATCAAGCGTCCACCGAAAGGATTACTCCCGTGATAGCCGTCCGCGTTGGCAAGATCGTCCTTGGAAGCTGGGATCAACCCGGCATCATCATCGACCTCCATGGTCGGGAAGAGTTCAACCGCATCTTTCTCTGGGCCGTCCTGCGCTACGAGGACGGCAGCACCGAAGCGTTGCCGGTGGACTGCCTGGGTGCCTGGTGATGAGAATGAAACTCACCAAGGCCCAGGCCGACGAGATTCGCTACCAGCTATCTATCGTCGCTTACGAGGAAGACGAACTGCGCGAGGACTACGGGCTGACGGAGGCCCAGGCCGACGAGCTAGTGAAATCCGTTCCCGTGCGGGGCGACTGGGACATTCCGGCCTGGGGCATTGAGCTTGTCTGCGACAGATGCGATCACGCGGCAGACATCCTGCGTTGGGGTGCCTACGTCGATCTTAAACAGTCGCGGGAGAGCCTGGACTCCAGGGAGGCAGAACGGCTTCTGAAAGGATCGCGCCAACAGAACCGCGAGGCTCGCGGCCTGGAAAAGATCGCTGAGGGTGTGAAGGGCTGAGTTTTTTCTGCCGGGAATATTCGGACGGCCTCCCGCGTTATACATGATGGAAGGAGGAAATATGACCAGCGCTCTCGCCCCCGGCATCACCGCCCCGGCTGCTGAAATCGCAGTTCCGGAGCCGTTGGTGCTGAACATCCGCGCTTACCGGCGCGAAGAGCTTGACAAGAAGCTGGCCACCGCTAACGGGCGGCTGGCCCGTGCTGGCATTGACCAGCAGTTCGTCGCGGTCTACGAGCCTTACGAGAAGAAGGTTCGCAGGGGTGCGGTTGAGCTTGAGGACGGCACCCTGTTCGGCGGCATCGACGCCGTCGAGGACTGGCTGCGGGTGACCCTCAGCGACTTCAGCATCTCCACCGGCCACTACACCTTCGTCGCCGCCCTGGTGGCGGAAGAGGCGGGTTACACCGTCCACAGCGCCCCCGGCCAGAATCTGGACGGCTGGAAGCGTCCCCCGGTGGATGACATCCACTGCGACCACTGCAACCTCAAGCGCGACCGCAAGCGGCTCTACATCATCCGCGACGAGCGCGACGGCAGCCTGGCTCAGATCGGCCACTCCTGCATTGAGCTTTACACCGGCCTGCGGATCAAGGGCCTGTGGGCGCTGGAGTTCGACAAGGAACTGCGCGGGTTCGGTGAGGACGATGACCTGGGTGGCGGCGGCAGTGACTACCGCGCCCCGATCAGCGCGGTGCTGGGTATGGCCTTCGCGTTCAGCGACGAGGGCCGCAGCTACGTCTCTGTCAATGCGGCTGAGGCCGGTGTCGGTGCCGCTACCGGCGGTGAGGTCCGGTGTGCGCTGTTCTACCCGCCCACCCGGCCTAGCTCCCGGCACCCTGAAGCTGTCAAGGAGTACGAGCGGTTCATTGCCACCATGCGGCGGGGCTACGAGTTCGCCAAGGACGAGGCTCTGATTGCCGACATCCTGGCGGCTGCCGAAACCCTCAAGCCGGGAACCGATTACGCCGACAACATGCACGTCATCCTGGCCGGTGAGTCCGGCTACGTGGGCCAGCGCAACGTCGGCATCCTGGCCAGCCTGGTGGCCATCTACGCTCGCGAGAAGGAGTTGGCAGTGCAGCGCGAGCGTGCCGCCAAGGCCGTCGAGGGCTTCCTCGCCCCTGAGGGCACCCGCGTCAAGAAGCTGACCAAGATGACCATCAAGAGCGTCCGGATGCTTGACGGGATGTACGGAGTCACCACCATCCTGACCGGCTGGACTGAGGACAACTACATCATCAAATGGTTCGCCTCTGGCCGGTATGACTACGAGCCGGGTGACACCCTGGTGCTGTCGGCTTTCACCGTCAAGAAACCGGCGGCGAACGGCAAGGGCGGTCACCAGATTTGGGAGGGCCAGTACCAGACCGTGATCCAGCGGCCCATCATCGAAGAGGTCATCCGCGCCTGAGCGGGAAAAAGAGGCCGGGGATTCGTCCCCGGCTTCTTAGTAAAATTTCATAGTTGACAGGGGCGACATATGTGTAGTAATTCTGTGGATTCCTACTAGACCTGAGATTCATTGCAGGTCAATGGAATAGGAAACGCCCCCAGTATGTTGAAAGTGAATGAAAGCCTTGTCGGAAAAAGCCGACATAACGAGAGGAAGAAGTAAGTGGCCAAGCCAACGAAAAATGATGTGGTGGAAGAGGTTTCGGCAACACCGCTGATTCCCGAATTCGTCGAAGAATTGCCGGAACAGTCACCGCGCAAAAAATACCGGGGCAAGTATGCCGACTTTGCCGACAGCCTGCGGGAGAATCCAGGCCGGTGGGCGAAGTATCCGTCCCAAACAAAGACAACCATCTACCAACTCCGGAAGTCTCGCCTGGGCAGTTTCCCCGGCGACGAGTTTGAGTTTGAGGCTCGCAACGGCGACATCTACTTGCGCTATGTCGGCACCACCACCCTGGAAGACATTCTGGACCAGGCCGCAGCAGCGGCAGCAGAAGAGGGAGCGAACGCATGAGTACGGTGCATCTGGACGCCCCCTACATCAACGGTGAGGCCGTCATCAAACGGGCAACCTACCCCAATGGCAGCACGGCGCTGCTGCTGGAAAGCACGACCGGCGAGTCGCTGGCCGTCGCCACGGTAGCCCTGGATGTGCTGCCGGATGACGGGAACGTGTTCATCAAAAGCTGGTCGGAGAACGAGGGCCTGCTGGACTCTCTCCAGAGGGCCGGTGTGGTTGGTCCGGTAATCCGCAGTGTCCCAACGGGTTTCGTATCTGCACAGGAGGTCAAAGTGCTTGTGCCCCTGGAGGGTTCGTGACCCTGCACAGACACAGCAGTCGCTCACAGATAGTGATTGACAAGGTCAATACCTGGGGACGCAAGCTGGGCCGGGTCCAGACCGCCGTCCTGAAGTCTCTGCTGGAGCGAGGAACCTACCCCGGCACTTGGTACTGGAAGAACAGCAACACGACCCTCAGCACGCTCCAGGGGCTGGAAAAGCGTGGCCTGGTGGTGACAGAGGAAGTTGATGTCACTGACATGCGCGGCGACCCCGGTCCCTCCAACAGCAAAACAATATTTTACCGGCCAGCCCAATGGATGCGGGATGCCATGGATGCGCCGTCCAATGACGCGGCGCTGGCTGTTCTTGAGGATGCTCTGCCCGTCTCAAAAGTGAAAGCGGTGGGTACAAAATGGACCTGACGGTATTGGTGACCTTTGCTCTGCTGGTCCTTATCGGCGCACTCTGCTCGTATGTTGGATTCGCCGCAGGCAAAGAGGACGGTTATCAGATCGGATACATGGATGGAATTTTCGACCGAAACAACCTGAAAAAGGAAAGAAATGTTCACTGAATTTACCGCCAGCACAACACTTTTTGACGAGGTCGGGACTGTCGAGAACTGGAAGCCGGTAGTCGGATATCCCGACTACGAGGTTTCTGACATGGGCCGGGTGCGCTGCATTAAGGACCGCAAGGGCGGCAAGACGGCTCCATTCTTCCCTGCCGTCGCGCTCAATCCGGCTGGCAGGCCTATGGTGACCCTCCGCAACGGCTCAGTGCAGAAAGCTCGCCGGGTGGATGAGATTGTGCTGGAAGCCTTTTCAGGCCCTCGCCCCCACCCTGACTACGGGCCGGTAGCAACTAACAGCGATCCTGCCGACGTGAGGGAGGGAAATCTGACCTGGGTCAAGGGTGTGGCACGAAAAACTGGTTATACTAAAAAGGTTCGTCGCAAAGCCAAACCGGCACCGGCCAAAATCTCCAGCGAGATTCGGCACGGCCATTGGCTGGGCACCGGCAATGTCCTCATTTCCATTCTGCCCAATAACGTCATTGAACTGACCGTAGCTGATGCACCTGACCACCACAGCATTCCTGTTAGCGACCTGGACGATGTCATTCGCATCCTTCAGGCCGCACGCACCATTATCGACGGGGGATAGGCCGGGAGCCGGGGAGGAAGCGGGTGGCGATCCCTCACGACCCCTCCCCGGCATCCCTCTGTTTGTCGAATGCTTTGAGGGGTACTGTGGAAAACAGAGCCACACACTCACACCAGGAAAGAAAAAAATGAAAAACAAACAGCAAACAATTGATGACGTTCTGGAAGAACACCTGGAGTGTCGCGACTACATGCACTCATGGAAGCCCTACCAGGCCAAAGAGATTCAAAAGGGCCGAATCGTGGAGCGAATTCTTCGTTGCGAGCGTTGCAAAACTTTGAAAAAACAAACGCTAGTTATCAAGCGGGGCAGGGCTTTTCTCAGCACGGGCAGCTACAAGTACGCTGAGGGCTACCTCATCAAGGGTCTGGGCCATATCACCCAGGAGGACAAGGCAAAGCTGCGATTCCGTACCGTGGTGCGCGAATTGGAGGATTAGATTCTCTGGATGTGGATAACCACCTCCCGACACATAATGATTGTAGGGAGGTGGTTCCATGCCCCATATCGCACTGTATGGCGGTGAGCAGGATGGTCAGTTGATCCCTGACGCTAGCCCGAAAGAACGTCCGGAAATTTATTATGCTGTTCCTCTGGTTGACGATGACAAGGTGAAAGCCGTTCGGGGACAACAGAAGAAAAACCAGCTAAGGGAAAAGCTGGGAGTTCTCGCCTACAAGTTTGATAAAGAGGTCATGCGCGAGGGTATTGGAAAAGAGTATGTGTATGTCCGTGCGCCCCAGCTAGACAAGAAGGCACCGGCACAATAAACCTGTTTCCTGGGCAGGCTCTTCGCCTAAATGGTAGGAGGTAAGCCTGCCATGTTCAGAGAATCTAGTGCCATTGACAGCGAACGCACCGCGAAAAGCGTTGGCTCCCTTTACGCCAAGTATTCCGCCGACGAGAATTGGTTTAGCGGCTCCCCAGACTCAGTAGACCGCCGGATTGCCCAGGCCAAGAAGATTTCCAACTTGTGTAAAGCCGCCTCAGTGCGTCTCTCAGGCCGCAACGCCAGCAGCCAGTACATTGCCCTGGCACGCGAGATGGACGGCGACAGGGCCGATCTGGAGGGCTTGCGGCGTGACCTGCTGACGGCTGCTGCTGACCGGGACGAGGCCACCAGCGTCGATGAACTGATTGGTCCTCCGTATGCCGAAGACTATCAGGATAAGTTTGAAGACAGGGGCGACAAGGAAATTCCTCCCGGTCTTCGCGAACTTCTTGGGCGTTCAGAGGCCCGTCACTTCATTGCTGAGCAGGAGTGTGATGACCTGCGGGAGTTGACAATTCGTGCCCAGAATTACGCTGAGCGCACGGCATCCTCGCTTCCGGCTTCTCAGTATCGTGCCTTTGTGGCTTCCTTCGTAGATGCTGTGCGGAACGAATATCGTGTTGCCGCAAGGGATTATAGCTATGACCACTACATGGAGTATGCACGGCGCAATGGCTTGCATCCTGGCGACAGCCTGACAGTTGATCGCTACTCTCGCGAGAACAGCGTGCCTCAGGAGCGAGCAAGCGCCTACGCCATGCAATTCAACAAGTCTGCAAACATAAAGACTGCTAGCGCAACCGATTTCCCCGCAGAATTTATGTATATGGAGTAATTTAGCAAAGGGGGAAATTTAGTGCAGGGTCACGATCTTCTAAGTCATATTCCTTCTTGGCTTGCCCCTGTGGCTGTTTTCTTTATGGTTTTCTTTTTCTTCTCCGCTAAACTTTCTGAGGCCTATGAGGGCTTTGCAAAAATATTTCCTGTTTTTGGAAAATATTGGCGCAAAAGGGGTTTGGAAAAAGAAGAGCGAAGCCAAAAAGAAATAATAGCTATGGCAGAGAAAATTGTGAAAAAAGTTTCTCATCACGATGCCTACAATGCTTTGGCGCAAGAAATGGAGCATGTCAAGCAGAGGCTTCAGTACATGGAAACCATGGAGCTTATCAATCAGGCCTACCTCATTGAAGACGCCAAATGGCATGCCTTTGTGGACATTACCCTTGAGGAAAAAGACATTACCCTGGATTTTCCCCAGCGCTTCTCCTACACCGAATTTGTCAGAAAGTGGAGAGATGAAAAGTGGCGTCCCGAAATAGATAGACCAATCTAATCTTGTCAAACTGAACCCCTAATATATGCGAAGGAGTTTTGTTGTGACAGAACGCTATTGGCCGTTGGAATATGGGCGCACAATCACCTCCCCTTTCGGTCCCCGGCAGGGCGGGTTTCACTTTGGCACAGATTTCGGATTTCCTGGCGGATCAGCGGGACGCAAAGTCTTCTCTTGTCAGGATGGGACTGTCCTCTACCACGGGGCCGCTCAGGGCTATGGAGGCCCTGACCCGGCAGGCTGGCTGGTCATCGACTCTGACGAAAGCCAGGGCGGCGGCGTGTTTGAGTACGGACACATTGTGCGATTGCCGGAAATTCGTTCTGGCGCAAAGGTCAAGGCCGGTCAGCAGATTGGCACCATCAACCCGTCAAGCACCACTAACGGAGGAACGGCTCCCCACCTTCACTTGAGCTTTATGCCGAAAAGTTATGCGCCACAAGAGAAAACAGACCCAATCCCGCGACTGCAAGGATCACTAGAACCGCCAGCAATCAAGGAGATGAACGTGGGATGGACCGGCGACCCTGTCTGGCTAGCTGATGTTTTGAAGGCCTATGAGGGATCAAAAATAAAGGTCAGAGAGCTACCCCAATGGCAGCAGTACGGCCACGGGGATTACAAAAACCTCTGGGGCGTAATGGTGCATCACACCGGAAATGCAAGGGAGACAGCGGAATCCATTCGCAGAGGTCGGCCTGATCTTCCAGGCCCCCTATCAAACTTGCACATTGCCCCTGACGGCACCGTGACTGTGGTGGCTGCGGGAGTGTGTTGGCATGCCGGAATGGGCGAGTATCCCGGCATTCCTGCTGGTGCCGCAAACTTTCACTTGATAGGCATCGAATGCGCCTGGCCCATGGACACCTCCATTACCCCGGCCACCCAAACGAGAGAACGCTGGCCTGACCCGCAAATTATTGCTATGCGTGACACCGTGGCGGCAATTCTTAACCGACTGGGACTCAAGTCTGAAAGGGTAATTGCCCACAAAGAATGGGCGGGTCGAAGCCAAGGAAAATGGGACCCAGGCAATTTGGATATGAACTGGTTTCGGGGAGAGGTAGCCAAGTCACAGCAGGGGCACTTCAAGCCTGTTCCGGTTCCGCCGCCGATTAGCCCATCCAAAGAATACCCTCGCGATTTCACGGATCGTCAACTGCTAGAAGACATTTGGCGCAAAGTTTCTGGAAAGGAAAGCTTATGAAGATGTTGGAGAATAATCCTCGCGCCCGACTGGCGCTTTATGGAGTCGGTCTGGTTGCCCTAGGTGCCCTGTTGGTGCTTAATCTGGCCAACGTCATTGATTCCGAAACTACCAATAAAGCATTCGGCATGATTGCAACGGTTGCCAATCTGTTAGGCCTGACTGGGCTGAGTACGGCAGCGGCCAACCTCAATCGTCAGCGTAGTAATGGAACCCTGCTTATTAGCGGGACATCTGCTGAACAGCTAGCAGCCGCTGTGAGGCAGTTTGCCGTTGACGAGGAAGCTCGCCGCAAAGCAGTCACTGAAGCCCTTGGTGCAATCCCTGGAGGCAATCTTATTGCTGATGCGATCCGTTCTTCTATGGGTGGCGAATTGCCTTCTGACACAAGCGCGGCTACTCCGTCTGATCCCGCCAGCGCCAACTATCAGCCATGAAAATTGGCGGGTTGTGGGTTGGCTTAGGCTTGGGTGATTCCGGCGAGGAAATCAGTCGCATTAAGAATTTTATGCGTCGAAAGTTCAGCTACGCCAAAGGATTAGCCGACACACCACTCTATGACGAGGAAATGGCTCAGGCCGTCACCGATATGCAGAATCGGTACAGCAATTCCGGCGCACTACCTAAAGACAAATATCTACCCGGCATCATCAATGTCGAGACGAAGATTGTCATGGGGCTTGTGCCCCGTCCGGTTAAGCCGAAGCCGTTGCTGTTTACCGTGTGTGGAACGGGCGTGCCCTGGTGGGTCGGACCTGATGCCGACGTGGCCCGTGCGGTGGAATCCCGATACAGGTGGCAGCCTATCGGTTATCCGGCCACTCCGTTTCCCATGGCCAAGTCGGTGGCCCAAGGGCGAGCGGAGCTTTGTCGGCAAATTGAGATATGGCGACCCGAAATCGAAAACGGTGTTAAGGCAGCGGCTTTCATCGGATACAGCCAGGGAGCCATTATTACTAGCGAATGCTGGGAGCATGACATCAAGCCGCCGCAGGGCAGGCTGCACTGGTTTAAACCTTATCTGATCAAGTCGGTGACCTTCGGAAATCCCATGCGGGAGAAGGGAAAAGTCTGGCCCGACGCCGGGGGAAGTGCCCCCAGTCCTGAATCTCATGGTATTGCTGATCGGCTTCTGGTTGATACTCCGCATTGGTGGCGGGACTACGCCCACAAAGGCGACCTCTACACAGACTGTGAAGGTGAGTCCGGAGAGAACAAGACCGCCATTTACAAGATCGTGATGGGCGCTCGTATATTCAGCGGACCCGACAGCCTTCTTCGGCAATTACTGGAAGCTTCTGGCACGGTGAAGGATGCCCACCAAATCATTGAAACCACAGCCATTTTCAAGGCCGTGATGGATGCCGGTCTGTTTTTCATCAAGAAGACCGGACCACATATCAACTACTCTACCGGCGAGGCGACTGCCTACTTAATGTCCCTGTAGTTTTCCTCAGTCCAGGCCAAAAACAGTGAAGTATATTATTGGCTGGATTTAGGGAGCTATTCATGTCGGACTACGGCGTATTTGAAAGCATCAACGGCTCTGAGGGCGAGCGCAAGATCGCTAGCCGCGACACTCAGCGGAAGCTGGACGCGGCCATTGATGATGTTAAGCGCCAGTATGGTGCGTTCCTCTTTGCTTCTCGCGACGGCGAAGAGTGGAATGACCGGGTTGCGCTCTGCAAGAATGACATGCTCAAAACCATTGACGCCCATATTGTTCCGGTCACTGGTGTTGTCCGGCGAATTGTCAAGGCCTGCAAGGATGAATGGCGCTTCAGGGCTGCCGACAAGACCGGCCCCGCCATGGACAACGATGTCACCTTCGCGCCCAAGAAGAAGGATAAAGAACTCAAGTATGAACCCGGCTTCGACGCCTACCTGAATAAGGTCGATCAGAACTCCGACGCAGTGGAGGAAAACTGCTTCAAGGAGTCGCGCTATTTCTACGCTGATGCCACTAGCTATGGGGATATTGACGAAGAAATTCGTAGGCAGACAGGGGATGCCGCCCCTTCTTTTAGTCCTCCTGGCCTATTCACGACAGAAGACAGCGAAAATCCCACACTTGGCTCTCGTCGTGATGGCGACGGAAATGTCATTCCTGACTCTGCATCAGGGTTTGATCCCGATGGATATCCGGTAACCCAGCAGACGGTTGACAGCGTCGGCGGCGGCGACGGTGCTCTGGGCTTCGGCACTGCCGCTCCCCCTGCTCCCGCTGCTGCTGCCCCTGCTGCCCCTTCCCCTGCTGCCCCTTCCGCTGCTGCTCCTGCTGCCGCTGCCGCTGCTACAACTGAGCAGAGCGGAACGGTGGGTGGCGACGGCAGCACTGGTGGCACTGGTGGTGGCGATGCTCCTGCCTCTAGCCCCATGACCAGTGGCGATGTTGCTGACGGCGGTCGAGCCGGTGCAGAAAACGGCAACAATGCTGGCATTACCGGCGCGGATTACGTTGTCCAGCAGGGTGATACGCTTACCGATATTGCTCAGCGTGGCTACGGCGACATGAATAAGTACGATGATCTTGCTAGCGCGAACGGCATCACCAACCCTGACGTGCTTACGCCGGGGCAGACCATCAACGCTCTGGATGGTGCTGACTTTAGTGGCAATAACAACATCCCTGGAAACCTGACCAATCCGGCTGGCGGTGGTTCGGACGGTAATATGTCTACGCCAAATACTGGACCGGCTGCACCTCCTGAGGTTGGTGTCAGTGGTGTTTCGACCAGCAATGGTCTGGCGGGTGGCGCTCCTGCCTTTACGACGGCATCTCTTGCTCTCAATCAGTACATCGACTGGTGTGACAGCTTCGGCTTTCGTCGCGCTTCGGTCAAGAACCTGGACAAGTATGCAGAAAATCTGAATGACCAGGCCTACTTTGAAATCGCAAGTGCCCTAACCGATCCCAGCAGCCCGATCTACCGGACTGCCGCTCCAGGTGCCGTTGGCGGTAATGGTGACGCTCCCCAAGGCATGGGAACCCCTGCTCCGCAAACCACAACCGATGCAGACGGTCTGATTGTCAACAACCCCGTAAACATTGCTCCCCAGGCCATTCAGCCCATGGACTTAGGTGCTGGTGCAGGGGCTGGCTTTGGTGGAGGTGGGCCTGGCGCATTTGATTTGCCGGGATTTGGGCGTGCAGGGCGGCGGCGGCATGCAGGCGGGGATTTTGTCCACATGGACGGCATGGGTGGCCCCGGTAAGAGCAAGGGCGAATACGAGGGCGGGACACCCATCGACACTGACATGCTGAAAGCCCTTATGGCACAGAGCCAGAACATCGTCACGGGTGCCAGAATGCGTACTGCCGCACCGGATTACCTCCAGAAGGCAGACGAGGCTCTGACCAATCTGCTGAATCAAAAGGCCGAAGAGTTCCAAGAAACCATTGCGCCGCTTCAGCAGGCCCTTCAGACTGTTCAGCAGGCTGAGGCTGCTCAGCAAGCCGCTAACCCACTGGGTGTGCAGCCGCCTGCCGGTACGGTCAATGTTCTTCCTGGCCAAGGTGATCCGGCAGCCGGTGGCGGAATGCCTCCTGGCGGTGGCGATCCCAGCATGGGTGGCGGCATGGACCCCAGCATGATGGGTGGCGGTGATCCTTCCGGCGGAATGGGCGGCGATCCGGCAGCCATGATGGGTGGCGCTCCCCCTATGGACCCCAGTCAGATGCAGATGCAGGCACGCCGTAAGCGGGTGAACCGGGGAAAAGCACAAGGGGCTAACGCCCCTCGTCGCCGCGCAGGAATCGTCAATGACGTTGATGAGTGGGGCAAAGGGCGCGGCGTAACAACCGGCAACCCTGAGGTGGACCTGGCTCAGTTTGAATCTGAGACTGGCACGACTATTGGGCCGAAGCAGCGCAACAAGCTGACTAAGCCCAAGCCCACCTCTACCGCCAACCCCATGCCCAAAAGCAAGCAGCCAATATCCACAAAGCACGCAAGCTTTTTCACGCGCAAAGTAGCAGGCTGGGAGTGGGACGACCACCTGAATGGCTATCTCGCCAGCAAGAACACACCGTTCACTTGTAAGTGTGGCTCCAAGCATCCGGTCCCCAGCTATTCGACCTGCAAGTGCGGGAAGATTTATAACTCCTACGTTATAGGCACAGGTGGGGACAACCATCAGGCGTCGGTAGAGAAGTTCATCTGCCGGGAAATTCCTGTGCGTGACAACGTGATTGTGGCCAATCGCAAGACCGCCAAGGACGGCGGCTGTACTTGCTGGGATGGCTACGAAAGAGTCCCCGGCACCAAGCCGTGCGCTGACGGCTCCTGCCGGAAGAAAAGCGCCGAAAAAGTTAAGCGGCACAAGCTAACTGATCCAGGCCCTCTTGGTGGTGGCAAAGATGATAAAATGCCTTCTATCAGCGAAGAATTGGGCGAAGACTGGTACAAGCGTGGCCCCGGTGGTAAATACGCCAAGGGAAATCGTAGGAGCCGATAATCATGGAACTGTGTGCATCCTGCAAACAGATGCGGGAACCCGCCGCCACATACGATGAACTGCATTATTGTCAGGACTGCTTGGGTTCCGTGCCAGACGCCCCTGAACTTTATGGGCTGGCGTTCCTATTGGCTACCATCCCTTTCCATGTGGGCGACAAGGTCGAATGCCGTACTGCGGGAGAGCTTTACGATGGCATTGGGACTGTGCAGGAGATTGATACAGAATTCAAGATGGGCGGAACTCCGGTCTTTCCCGCATTCAGAGTTTTGTTAGAAGAGAAAGCAGAACCTTTTCTTCCTGATAACTTGTGGTACACAGAAAATGGTCTGAAAAAAGTTAGCTAAAGTCTTTGTGTATCAACTAATTTAGGAGCTTGAGGCATGGCAGAGCCAGGCTGGACGGTAAACGATAGGCGCATGGGGCGCTCTGCCTCTGGCTTGATCGTGCCCAAAACTGCCTCAGTGGGCGAATCGAACAACAGCAAAGCCTCTGCCTCCAATCGCGAAAATATGGCGAGCATGCGCCGCACGGCTGCCAATCTCCAGATGGCTCTGCCCAAGCAGCGAGTGCCCATGGGTTCCCTCATGGACAAAGGGATTCCGTTCGACACCTCAGACCCCAAAGAGCTTGCAGAGGCCAGAAAGTTGTGCCGTCTCTACTATCGCACCCATGACTTGGTTCCGCTGCTGATCGACATCTACGCAAAGTTCCCGGTTATCGGCCTGGAGTTTGAGAGTAAAGATTCTCTCATCGAGAATTTTTACTCAGAGATGTTTCTCAATGATCTGAACTACGATGAATTTTTGCCGAACTGCCTTGGCAGAGAATACTTTACGGTAGGCGAAGCCACTTCTCTCGCCCACTTTAACGAGTCTCTGGGCGTTTGGAGTTCTGAGGAAATCATCGACCCCGAAATGATTCGGGTATCTAAGTCTATCTTTGTGGATGAAGAGCGGGTTCAGCTTCTCGTCAAGGACATGATCGAACGGCTGCGCCAGGGTCCGCAGGGCATGCCCGAATCCGAAGAGTCTCCCAGTGAGCGCATGGAGCGGGTGTGGCAATACCAGCAACTTATCAAAAATTACCCTGAGTTTGTCCGTGCGGCTGACCAGGATGACGGCCTGGATATCTCAGATGCCTTGGTGTCTCGCCTTGTCCACCGTGCCAGCCCGTGGGATTTGCGCGGCACTCCGCACCTGATGCGTTCCTTCCGCACACTGATGATGGAGGAAAGCCTCAACGCCGCCCAGGATGCTGTCGCTGACAGGCTTTATGCGCCAATGATTTTGGCGACTCTTGGCATGGATAATCTGGGTGACGGCGAGCCATGGATTCCCAGCCAGTCTGACCTGGATCAGGTGCGTGACGACATGCAGTCTGCTCTGGCTGCCGATTTCAAGTTGATGGTCCACAACATGGGCCTCAAGATTGAGTCTGTCTTTGGCCGGGAGTCCGTTCCGCGATTTGACCAAGACTATGACCGCATTACCGCAAAGCTGTTGCAGGCGTGGGGTATTGGTGAGGCTCTGATTGCCGGTGGCTCTGGCGGTGCCTATGCGTCTTCTGCGCTTAACCGTGAGGTCTGCGAGCAGCTTATGCTCCAGTTCCAGAACAAGGTCAAGCGCCATATCGTCAAGCGCATGGAAGTGATCGCTGAAGCCCAGGAACACTATGACTACGAGCAGAAGGGTGGCTACCGCCGTCCGCTGTATCGGGAGATTGTGCAGTATAACGAGGAAACCGGCGAAGAAGAAATCGTGCGGGTTCCCAAGCTACTCATCCCTAACGTAAATTTTGCTACGCTGAATTTGCGGGATGAGGCTACGGAGCGTGCTTTTGTTCAGCAGCTTAAGGCTGCCGGTGTTCCTGTGTCTGACAAGATGATGGCGATTAATCTCCCCATCGACTTTAAGCGCGAGCTTGAGCGCAGTGCCGAAGAGACGGTGCAGAAAGGCCTGGCCACCTCTCAGGCCATGGATAAGCTCCAAAAGCTTTGTGACGCACAAGGATTGCCCTATCCTCCGGAGCTTGCAGAGCAGCTTAGCGCGACCCTTACCCTCCGTCAGGGGCTGGCTCAGACTGAAATGGTCGAAGGCCAGACCGAAATGATGGAAATGCAGATGAAGCAGTCCATGCCTGCTGGCCAGATGGGAATTCTTCCTGGCGCTCCCGGCTATCAGCAGGCTCCGCAGGTTGTCCCCGGTCCTGGTGAAGAGGGGCCAGAGGGAGAGGGTCAGCCGGGTATTCCCTATGGCACTCCCCCCGAATTAATGGCACCGGCCACAAACGGCACGCCAATTCCGGAGCCATCCGAAATTCCTCGTAATCGTCAGCGTCCCGAAGAATCGGATGAAATGCGTGCCGGTGCGCCGCGTGCAGCAAATAAGTCACGACTTGAAGATGGCCCTTCCTCTTATGGCCGTTCGCGGTATGCTAATAAGGACAGAATAAAGAAGGCAGTCCGAAGGCTGGAAGCAATCCAAAAGCACAAGGCAGGAAAGCGGGTAGAAGACCTTGTCAACGATTCTGATTTCTATGACGCACTGCATGCACAGCAGTATGAGGATCAGATCAGGGCAGATTATCCGGAAATCCTGAATGGCGGTGCGCCGCAATCGAAACGGATTCTTGAAGACCTCCTTGAGCAGTATGCTGAAACATTCGGATATTACCCTGAGTGGTAGCCTGTCCCCCGCAACAAAAAGAATGGTGAATTATGAGTGATACAGTTGTCGATATTGGCCTGCGTCTGCCGAACGGCAAAGAGGTGTGGGGCGAGTACAAGGGGTTTACGCTGGAAACTCCGGAGGATCGCCTGAAGCTTGCTGAGGCCCTGGCCCAGACCGAAGCAGACCTGAATATGCCGCAGGGAGCCTTTCTGCGCCAACACATTTGGGTAAAGCGTGAGAGCAAGCCCCTTGGCGAATTCAGCATTGATGACCCCTCTATCATCACTAGCGAGGCCGATGATGAGTGAGGGTGCCGACGTTGTTTTTGATATTGACTTCATCTGGCAGCACTCAGAAGAGCCTCTTTACTTGATGGAAGACTCTGACTAAGCTGAAAAGCCGAAAACGATTGCCCCGGTTGAGATTACCGGGGCTTTCTTTTTTGCTAATCCTGTAGTAGCACTGTCTCGACTTCCTAAAAGAAGAAGACCCCTTTAGGAGGCAGTGTGTTTGTGCATACCGCTCATGGCCGTGGACGCATCGTTAACGAACAGTCCGTGCGGGGCCGCAAGAGTTTCTTGGTTGAGGGTAGTGGCTTTAGCATTTGGGTAGACGAAAAAGACCTCCGCGTTGCCAACGAGGTCAACCACGACAACTCCACCACGCTGCCGTATGATCCCACCCCGCAGCATCCGGCTGACATGTTTGTTTCTGAATCGACCATGCAGCCTGACTATGACATTGATGCCGACGAAAGACTTTCTCCCTCAGACTCTTTGACGTTTGAGGACGAGAGCCTGTCCTACCCTGGCCCCAGCCCTGATAATTTTGCCAAAGAGGGCAGCTTCCTTGGCGACCTTCTGGATCGCCTTCCGGAGAATGAATGGGACGAAGATCAAATCAGCGATTGGGTGCAGCGGCACGATCCGGACGGCCCTGTCGCCCGTGGGGAAGAGCCTAGCCTTCGCTCTTCCGGTAAGCATAGCTATCCTAACGGAGGATATGAGGGCAAGCACCGGGCAGAAGACGGTGGGCTGCTTGGCCCCGAAAAGGCTAATGTTATGGCCGATCTATTCGATACCCTGTACAACATGGGGTTGCCGGGGAATATTGGCCCTATCCCCATCCCTGGAATCACCGCCGCCAAAGATGAAGAGTGCTGCGACGACGAATGGGATGAAGACGACGACGCCGAAATCAAGCACTTCAGTCACCGGCAGGCGGCAGGGCTGGAGCAATTTGCAGAAAGTGGTCTTGAAGATGCCACCAAAGATGCTATTGATGCGCTTACTCGCGGCGGTGGTGGATTGCCAGGTGATTCCAGGGGAGAAGAATCACCAAGGGGAGCAAAGGGATTCAGCCCTAAAGAAGATATCGAAAATCTTGTGGAAGATTTCGCTGGCGACCAAAACAAAAAAGAAGTAGGGGGCCGGTGGCCGGGGCGTCCAGATGCACAGGTGGTAACCTCTTCTCTGTATGAGCGCCCAGCGGGGTTGAGCGACAAGTACATTCGGGTTGCGGCTCCTGTCGATCACTACAGTGACCCGGTTCAACAGTTCCGTGACGACCCGGTCGGCTTCATCAACAAGCGCGGCTACATGATGTCGGACTCAGTGGATATCCGTCTGGCTGAGTACATCGACCTTGTCGATTACGATTCCGAACTTCGCACTGCTGCCTGGCGTGACGTTCGCTCCAAGGCCCTGCGTCTGCGACGTGAGGGTCGAGTGCATGTGAAAGACCTTGCGCCGGATCGGATTTACGCTAACGTCCAGGGCGACTCCGACACCTACGAGACAATGATTCTCAAGGGTGGCGGCAACGGTCAGTCCATCTCCGACTGGCACTGCTCCTGCCCTTGGGGCCGTTGGGCTTTCAAGCGTCAGATGAGCTACGTTGGTCGGCTCTGCTCGCACGGCTACGCCTCCTATCTGGAGATGGAGTCGCAGCAGATGAAGGCCAACAACAAGCGGCGCAAGAGTGCCGGGGTTGCCACCAAAGAATTCCTTGACTGGTGCCGCGAAAATGATTGCAACCCAGAACATCCTGATTCAGCCAATGTCTGGGGCCAGGAGATGGCTGAATTTGCTGGTGAAGGACCATATTACGCATATCAGAAGTCAGCCGGAATTGTTGAAGACTTCAAGCAGTGGGCCGACAACGAGAACGATGGCATGATCGACCAGCAGGCTATCGACAACTACATCTACCTGCTCAATTCGCAGCATGATGGTGACCACACCGTTGTCAGTGAAGACGATGCCGAAAAGCTTTATGACGCACTAGATGACATGAAGTCCACCGGCATGGAGCGCGACTACGATGTCGATTACCTGGAGCGCCCCGGTGATGTCTACAAGGACGCGGCGTTCGACAAAGAGGCCGACATTCTGGGTCTGCGGCCACACTCGTTAACTCCGGACTTCTACTTTGTCGAGGATGGTGCTGACGGCCAGTCTTGGACTGATGTCACTGAGGATGAGCGCAAGACCACCGGACCTGACAACATGGTCAAGGAGTCAGGGTATTTCGGTGATGGCCAGGACAATGACTGGCGCGACGAAGGATACTATGACGACGAAACTGACGGAGACAAAAAGTCCGGAGTGAGCGGCATCCTTCGCATGCTGCTTAGTCCTCACACGGCCAGCCGCCGTCTGACCGGACGCGAACTTCACTACGCCTCCGACGATGAGCTTTTCGATGCCGTAAAAGATTGGGCCGGTGCAGGTTCCAAGCTGGAGAAGCTGCGTAACCTTTCCGAAGAAGAGCCTGACCTTCAGAACAAGCGCGAGCAGAATGACGAAATTCGGAGCGTCATTGACGAGCTACATGACCGGGGCATTGATGCCTCTCAGTTCGTCGCCTCCCTGCGTTTCGCTGGACCCGGCCATGATCATGGTGACGAAGATGACGACAAGACCCCGGCTTCTGAGCAGGGCCAGCCGGATATGTCTGGAGCGCCCAATCAAACCGGACAGCCTGGTGGCTCTAGCAGCATCACCAAGGCAGATTCCAGTCAAACTCCATCTACCCCCAATGCGCCAACCAATCCAACCTCATCTGGCTCTTCTTCAGCGAAACCCACTGCTGGTGCCACGAATGATTTGGCTGGGGCGACGAATGATCCTGCTAGCGTTGGCTTTAACGGAGAAAAGGACAATCCGCAGAACCGCAGAGCAGAAACCGGATACGGAGACGGTCCCAATCTTGGCGCAGGGATTGATGCAGGCGAAGTCATGTCTACCCTTGGACAGGCAGCCGGTGGTTTTGCCAGCGCTCTTCCTAGCATGATGTATGCATTGCCCAGTGTGGCTCAGAGCGTAGGTCAGCTTGGAGCAGGAATCGGCTCTGGCTTAAGCGGTTTGGCGAGCGGCCTGAGTGGCATTTTGGCCAGCCAACACAATGCCACTCCTGTCGGCGGATTCCCCAACGTGCAACTCACCAATCAGGAATCCTTCCAAGGCTCTGGCCCGAATCCGAAGTACTGGATGGGTTCGTCGGAGTGCTACGTCGATGACCATGAACGCGACCGCTTTGTCGATGTAACTGATTTAGACGAGGATGAAGACGGCCTAATCAAGTACACCGACTCCAACCCCAAGCAGGGTCCAAAGAAAACCTCTGGGAGTCGCCACCCTTTCGTCGCTAGGTCAGCCAATAGCGCTGACAGTGCCTCTGTTGACAATGCCAATCCCCAAACATCAACTCTCACTTCGGGTTCCGGCATGAATGACACCATGGCAATTAATTTTGATCAGGTCCGCAAAGCGGGTTCGTCTGATAAGCCATGGGATGGACACCGCGTCAGGGACTTCCGCCGATTTGTGCGTCAGAATGGTGGCGAGATCAATCACCAGATGCTCCAAGAATACTTGAGCAAGCCTCGTCGCGGCCTTGAGCAGGGTGGCCAGCAGCATCTTCAGGACTACACCTCGTATGCCGAACAGCACGAAAAGTTAGGTGCGGCTGATCTTGGTGCTGCCGATGTGCCGGACAGCTTTGAGGCGATTACTGTTCCGGAAGCCATAGGGGGAGAAGACAGTTCCGACATTGTGGCTGCTTTTCATCGTATGGGAGGCATTGAGGCCATTAACAATTCAGGTGGCGGCGGAAGCTATTCGGACGCAGCAATCGCTGAGCAGGCCAAGGGATTCCTCCGCACCGCTGGCCGGATGTATTCGCTAGCAGAGCAGCGCGAACTGGAGAATGAAGCTCACCCCAAGGGCGCACGAAACCTGAACGAGCTAGATTTGGCCGGAACCCATTACGAGGATGCCCTATGACGATCCGTACTGCGCGTCCCACCTTCGCTCAGAATCTTTCGACGGACGGTGTTCGCAGACTTATTGGCTCGTACTACAAGACTTCCAATGGCGCTGTTGTCGATGATTTCACCCTCAAACCGGGTTTTCTCTACACCCAGGTGAGGGCCATTTCTGCGCGAGTGAACCAGAACTATGACGGCTGGCCCAGCACAGAACTAAAAAAGTCTTACAGAACTTTTTTGGGAAAACCAGTTTTTGTCAACCACCAGAACTTTGATCCCTCCAAAGCCAGGGGCCGGGTGGTGGCTGCTCGCTATGTGGAGAGCGGCAACGATAAATTCATTGAGGTTATTCAGGAGATTGACGCGCAGCGATTCCCCAAACTGGCCAGCGAAATCCGCACTGGCGGTTTGGATTCGGTGTCGATGGGCGTTGAGGCTGGATTTACCAAGTGTTCGGTGTGCGACAACAAAGCCACCGACATGCACGACATGTGCAACCACGTCAAGTACCACAAGGGCGAATATCTTCCCCATGCACGAACGGGCAAGCGAACCTTGGTTTTTGAAAACTGCTTCAAACTGGGCTTCTTTGAGCTTAGCTATGTGTTTGACCCGGCTGACGAAACCGCCGTTGTGTCAAAGGTTTTGGTGGCCAACAAGAAACATGCCTACGGAGAGGTTCATGCTCCGGAAGACATTGACACTCTTCGCAATGACGACGAGGACGAAGAGCGCTTTCACCACTATGTGAAAAGCCCTAAAGAGCTTCGCACCCCAAGCATGGACAATACGATTCAGCTTGATCGCGAGCAAGAACAAGACGGTCTTGACAACGGGCGTCGGGCAGAGGATGTCGAAGACCTCAGCCCTCACGATACCGGCAAGAAAATTGTCGAGCCTGACGCAGTACACGAAAGTGTAATTGATGACTTTCTGGACTGGTGCGACTCCATTAATGTTGCGCCAGGGCAGGATTCACTTGATGACTATTCAAATGCCTATCATTTGAATGATGAAGACTATCAAGTGGTTTCGGACTTCCTCAATGCTACGGAGTCTGACGGTAACGGTGCTGGCACCACCTCCAATGCAAACCAACCAGTGCCTCATATGAGTAGGAGAAAAATGGCAACGTATCGGTATGCAGAAGAGTTCCAGCCGCCGGGGCTTGAAGGCGGCGAGGAACCTATGGGTGACCCCATGATGAATGACCCCTCCATGATGGGCGGCGATCCTTCTGTGGGCGGTGGGGAGCAAGACCCCATTGCGCTCATTCAGCAGCTTGTCGAGCAGGGGCAGCTTCCCCCTGAGATTCTGGATCAGCTTCTGGGCAGCGGCGAAGAAGAACTTGACCACGACGGTGATGGAGACATGGACTCCAATCCCGACGAGGAATATGAAGAAGACGTGGACGGCGACGGCGACCACGACGACGAGGATCATCACTACGATGACTACGCCGATGAAGACGGCGATGGTGATCACGACGAATTCGACCATCACGCAGAAGAATTCGGCAATGACAACACCGGCCCGATGCTTCAGGCTCGTCGCCATCAGGGCGGCAACCTTGATGTTGACCCCTCTGAATACAGGCGACGGGGTGAACCCGATCACCGTGGCGACAACAGGCACCGTGAGGTTTCCGAAGACGATTGGGGTCACGATGTTGATGTGACTCGCGTTGACGGCAAATACACGAATGACAGCGGGGAGCATATTGAGTGGCGTAATCCTCAGGGGGAGACTCTTGTGGGTGGCCCTCCGCTGGAATCCGATTATGTCGGAAGACACCGTGCAAGCACTGGAAAAAACAACACTTCTTCTCAAAAGAAGAGAAGGGCACAGAAAGGAAAGCCAATGGCGCGAGAGACTCTGGCTAGTCGCGGTAAGAAGGCTGCATCTCGTCAGCGTTTGCACCGTTTGGCCAACGAAAGCGGACACTTCGACAGTGGTCCGTATGACGAGAACAATCAGGGCGAGCAGGAAGAAGTTTTTCTGAGCCAGACTCCTGGCGAAGAGGGCCTTGCTGCCCCGACTCCCGGTGACGGCACCATCTCCAATACGGAGAACACTTTGGTAGCTCGCATCAATGCCAAGAAAGATTCGCTGGCGCGAGACATTGTGGCGTGGAACAACATTCAGCAGCGCAAATATGCCGCTGATGGTGGCCTGCCGGATGCCGACACCGTCAATCCGGAGCTTTCTGGCACTGACGACCAGAGCCTGAAGGGTCAGCAGTTCGACCGGGTTCAGACTGATAAGGTCGAGACTCAGTCCAAAGATGCTTCACTGAAAGCCTTTGCTGCATTTGACAATTGGCTTCGCAACACCACGGGACGCACTGCTTCGCAGCATGGCAATGCCAACTTCGTTCGTCGGCAGGCCACTCGCTGGGCGGGAACTTATGGCTATCCCGTAGAAGTTTTGTTTCCCGCACTGGGAACTTTCCTTCGTCAAGCCCGAAGGATTGAAGGAGGCAACATGCGCCGTACCGCTGATGAGAAGTCGGAAGTTGCAGCCCCACAAGACCGTATCGACGTTGAGGCTCCTGTTTCTGGCACCACCGATGCCGATGCTCAGCGTTCGCAGCCGGACCTGCGTGATTTCGGTGGCAATGCCAGCGACAATGTTGCCGATCCTGACCTGGATACCGGCAGCCAGATTTGGGCACCCGGCGAGGGTGTCAAAGAGTCTAACCGCAAGGCTGATGGTGTGGCCGCAATTCGGTTGGCAGAGGCCTACATTAAGGCTGGCCTCAAGCCTGAGAGCGAGAAGTACAACCTCGTTGCTCAGTTCCAGATGATGCGACATGCCACTGTCACTGATCGCACTCGTCTGCTGGAGGCAGTTCTGAAGACTGCCGCCTCACGGAGAGTTACCGCAGGAAGTATCAATCGCGGGGCCGCTCCACGTAATCCGATTCCACCGGGACTGATGAACGGCGGCGGTATGAGCCGGTCGGCGTCGGTTGGTCGGACTGCTGCAAACGATCCCTCGACTGACAGCGATCTGTTCCTGTAAATAAACAACTCTTTTTGAAAGGAGGCGAATATGTTTCGGCCTACTCTTGCTAACCCCGCGCAGAAGCGGACACTGCGTCCGATCTACGCACAGCATCAGGCTACCCCGCACGCGGGTTTCCTGAATCCGGATTGGAATAAGTCTTTTGACATCCTTCCCGGCACCGTCATGGTTCGTCTGACCGATGAGGTATTCACCCCGTACACGGGTGCTGCCGGTCAGCGTCCCTATGGCCTGTCTGCTCTCTTCTGTGCCCCTACTCTGGGCATTGACGAGGTAACCTCCACTGGCACAAACCTTTTCACGGTTTGGGTCGGCGGCGAGCAGGCGTTCTTTGAGGTTCTGGCTCCTGCCTTCGACACCACCGCGTCGTGGGTTGCGCCTACCAATGGTTCGATCCGACTGCTGACTGCCACCAACCAGGGCAAACTGACTCCTGTTGGAGCCAATGCCGCTAATGCCGTTGCGGAGCTTATCAGCGTGCTGGATACGTCCAAGATTCTTGTCCGTCTCAACCGATTCAACCTGGGCGTTACCACGCCTCAGGGTGCTAGCTAAGGAAGGAGGGTAGAAAAATGACTGGACTTCCTGTTGCTTCCGGTTCGGGGCTGGGCCGCTTTGCCAAGTCTTCGGAAGAATATGTGTCGGACATCGTTCGCGCCAAGCAGCGTCTTGCTGGACGTAAGCTGTCGGCCCGTGACAAGCAAGCCAAGCTTGCCCACATCCTGGGTGACCGCCAGAACGGCATGATCCGCTTGGGCCAGAGCATGATTGGCCCGATTCAGTTGCAGTTGCGTTACCAGGGCATCCTGCGTAACGTCCTGCTGGAGGACACTCTGACCCCAGGTGTGCCGATTCAGTACGATGTGCTTGACGATCTTGGTCAGGCCTACATGCTGCACGGCAACGAGGGCGAGATTCGCATTACCCCGTTTGAGGGCAAGCGAATTGAAGTACAGCTTTTCCGTATTGCATCGTTCCCGATGATCAAGAAGGAAGACCTGTACTACCTCCGCAGCAACGTGGTCGAGTACACGCAGGACATGACCAAGCAAGCCATTATGCGGCAAGAGGATTCGCGCCTCATCACCCTCATTGAGGCTGCCGCTCAGGCCTACCGTCTGGTGGATGCTTCGTCTGTTCCTGGTACTGGCTCACTGCCCAACGAAATCACTGTTGCGGGAACGTATCTCGCTCCGGACGATCTCTACACGGCTGTGACTTACACCGACCAGCGTTTGCTGGATAGCTCGCGACTGCTGTGCAATCCGCAGGAGTATCGCGATTTTTACCGCTGGGATATCAACACCACTGGTTGGGCCTTTAAGGACAGCGTCGTGGCTGGCGAGCGCATCGTGCAGTTCGGTGAGTTCCAGATTGGCAAGAGCATCGTAATCCCTGCTGGGACAACGTATCTCACGCCTGAGCCGCAGTTCCTGGGTGTGTTCCCGGTGATGTACTCTCTTGATGTCGAAGAGAACAATCAGACGGAACAGTTCCACAAGGGCTGGGTCATGGACGAGCTTGTCGGAATGGCGATCCTGAACCCACGGGGCATTGTGATTCTTCGCAAGTCCTAAAGTTGTTGTCGCACAAGGACTCCCGCCTCTTAACGGAGGCGGGATTCTTTGTCTTACAACGCATTTCGCAAAATAACTGAAATGTGTTGCAGTACAATAACTTACTCAGCAAATTTGCTAAAAAGCAGTACATTTGTACCATAGCTTAAAGGCCCGAAAACTCTTCTGCTGCAACAAAACACAATGTGCCCAAACACTAACCGCGCCTTAATAATTGAAGGCATTAGAGGGAGCATCCGCATGCGTGGCATCAAAAAACAGCGCGATACCTTTGCGTATCGTCTTGCAGCCGACAGCCTTTTTGACCTTGTCGATGTCGATAACCGCAGAAGGCGAGATGACAACGGCGCGAACGAGATTCCGGACACCGAAAAAGAGCGCAATCTGAACGCTCTCCCAGAAAGTGCCGATCCCAGCAAGTTTGAAGAGTATGCAGAGGCCGTTGGGGATAACGCTCCTGGCCAGCGGATGCAAAAGATGGTGGTTACTCCCGGCGCTGGTGGCGGCAGAGGCGGGGGAGGCGGCAGAGGCGGCGGGGGAGGCAGCAATAGTGCTGTCGGAGACGCTGGCATCATGGATATTTCTCGTCCCCTATATGACAGCCTGAAGACAATCAGGGGAGACGCCACCATTGGCGGCTATCGGGTGGATGGCCCTGGTGAACACGCTAATGGCTCGCTAGACTTTATGACGACCAATGAACAAGAGGCACAACGGGCTATTCAAATGGCCTTCGATCATGGTGCCCCGTGGGCGATTTGGAATCAGACGATGCACTATCCGGATTCCTCTCGCAACTATGTGATGGAGGATCGGGGCGACCCGACCCAGAACCACTATGACCATGTTCATACCGGGCCACTCCAGGGCAGCCAATTCGGATTCTAGGGGATTAGACAATGACAATGTATGTACGCACGGTAGTGCCCATGACAATCACGCTCAGCAGCCAGGATCGTGAGGATGACCTTGTCATCGACAGTCGCTCACCCTACAAGGTTCTGCCGCTATGGGCAGCAAAACGTCTTGAGTTCCAAGAGCTTTGGGCTGCCAACAAGGTTCAGGTTGCCACAGATACGAACTTCTCCAACGTCATCACTAGCATCCCCGTCTCTGAGCTTGATGATCTTCCCTCCGTGCGCGGTCTACCGAATGGTGTTGCGTCCCTTGACTCTTCGGGCAAAATTCCGGCAAGTCAGTTGCCGAATTCTGTTATGGAATATAAAGGTGTATGGAATGCCAGCACCAACACTCCAGCCTTAGCCAATGGTACTGGCAGCGCCGGGGATGTGTATCGGGTCGCGGTGTCGGGTGCCAGCAACTTTCAAGGTTCGTTCGGGCCTTACATGGGCGTCTACAACAACGGAGGCGACTACTCACCGGGTCAGATTGTGCTTTATGACGGAAGCTACTATATCCGAATTGGGGAACCTAACCCCGGTTACCCGCCGGGTTCGGGGTACTGGGGCGCGGCGATAACCGGAACAGTCATCGTCTTCGACGCGGGAGACTATGCGATCTATAACGGAACTGTCTGGGAGAAAAGCGACACCACTCTAACCGCTGCTGTTGTTGATGCCCCTTCTGGACAAGACCCCTTGTTGGTCAGGGTGGGCGGAAATACCGCTTTTACCTTTAATCAGTATGGGGAGTTCGTCAGCCTTGCCGGGTATGGAATCTTCTACGACGGCAACGTGTCTTCGACGGCTCTTTCTTCCACCGGGCCACTGTTCATTACTTCGGGCAAGAGTACGGCACAAAATCACGACATCACCCTCAGGCCCAGCGGGACGGGCAAGATCAGCCTTTCCTCAGCCACCGTAGAGGCCAACGGTATTCCCGTAGTCACCACCACCAGCACTCACAGCCTCACCAACAAAACTTTGCTTTCGCCGGTCATCAACGATACTAACGGCAATGCAGCGGTCAGGTTCCCTAGCGTAGCCAGCGCGGTCAACTGGCCCTACTTCAGCAATGCCGCCGCCAACAACGCCCCGTCTATTGGCGTTGACGGTTCCGACACCAACATCAATATCGCGTTCACTAGCAAGGGAACTGGAATACTTCAACTGTTCCGCCCTGGCGGACACTCAACTATCCAGGCGGCTGGATCATTCAACTCTGGAAACATCAACCTTGACTTGCGTTCTCAGGGCACCGGAGTTGTGCAGGCTAACGGCAACCCGGTTGTCACAAGAGTGAGCGTGCCCTCAACGGCAACCTCTACAGGTGCAGCAGGACAAATAGCGTATGACTCTGCTTATGTTTATGTTTGCATTGCTGCGAATACGTGGCGACGAGCGGCACTCTCAACGTGGTGAGGGTTTTAGCATAGGGAAAGCACTTTCGTAAAATGTCTAAGCGCCGCATACTCACAGCCAGGGAACAGTATGAGCTACTGAACCCCTGGCGTATTGCTGCGCCCACTATGGCTCCCCCTAGGAATGAAGCTCTTCCTGCTGACTGGGAAGACACAATGGCTGCTGACCTCACCACAATGAAACCCAAGCAGCCACAATTGTTTTCGCCAACAGAAGAGGAAGTCGGATCGCCCCAGGATGTTTTGCAGGAGTGGTCACAGAAACGATCAGACCCCCAGGCTCCCCCCGGCCCCAGAGAACCT